GAAAATTGGAAAGCAAGAAAAGACGAGTTTCAAGGATTTGTAAAGGCAAAACTACAAGACCAAGATAAAGTCCTTACTGAAATAAAAGACATAGTAAAGGGGGCTGTTACAAGAAATGACGAAAAATTTACTGAAGCAGATAAAAGGATAGACAAAGTAGAACAAGATTTGGCACATATAAAAGGCAAAATAGCAATAATAGTAGCAGGAATATCTACAGCCATAACTTTTATAGGAAGTTGGGTAATTAATATTTTTAAAAAATAAATGATTTATAAAGATTGAAAGCATAATGAGGTATAAGAAAATGACAAACACAAAAACTTACACATTTTTTACTGACAATATTGGATATGAAGAAATAGAAAATAAAAGCGGGAAAGAACATTACATAACAGGATATATCTCTACAAGAGATAGAGATTTAGTAAACGATGTAGTAACAGAACAAGCATTAAATAGTATGTTAAGTCAAATTAATAGCAAAAACATTAAATTAGACATAGAACACGAGGCTTGGAGAGAAGAAAACCCAAGTATAATCCCAGTAGGAAAAATAGTTGAAGCAAAAAAAGACGAAAAAGGGATATTTATTAAAGCAGTTTTAAATAAATCTAATGGGAGATTTAAAGAAATATGGGGAAGTATTAAAAGTGGATTTTTAGATGCTTTTAGTATTGCTTATAAAACAACAAATTATGTTCATAAAGTAATAGACGGTGTTAAAACCCGAATGCTTAATGGTGTAGAACTTTTGAATGTTGCTCTGACAGGAAATCCTGTAAATCCGGAATGTAAAATGACAGAAGTTTTCACAAAAAGTTTAAACGAAATGGAGGAAATCAAAATGACTGATGAAAAAGTAGAAAAAAAGGACGAGGAAGTCCAAGAAGAAGTAAAAGAGGAAGTTAAGGAAGAAGTAAAAGAAGAAGAACCCGTAGAAGAAGTTGCAGAGGAAGTAACTGAAACCGAAACTAAAGATGATGATAAAAAAGAAAAAGATGACGATGATGAGGAAGAAGACGAAGTAGAAGAAAAGGCTTTAGATAAAATCAAAGTATTAGAAAAAGATTTAGAAGAAGCAAAAACAGAGATTAAAAGTTTGAAAAAACAATTAGAAGAACCAATTCTTAAACCTAATGTCAAATCATTAGACGAAGGAGTTATAAAAACAAAAGGGAATGTAAACCCTTTAGACACAATATAAGGAGGAAAGAAAAATGGCACAAGTAGGAAACTATAAAAGTATAAGTTCAGGTGCTTATGGACATTCTTTTGGTAGTATGGCAGATGACACTTGTTATCAAGCAGGAGCAAGAAATGAGTGGAATGCGGAGTCAAAATCATTTGAAGGAGATATAAGACCAGAATTAAAAAGTGCTTTCGATGTAGGATTTAAAGCATTAGAAAGTACAAGTGGGGGAGCAGGAACAGCAGGATATGCTATGGTTCCAATTTATGTAGACCCAAGAGTTATTGATAGAACAAGGAAATACACTCCATTAGTAGAGTTAATTCCAAGAGTAACCAATCAAGGTATAACAGCAGATTACAATGTAATCACCGCAAAAGGTGGTGGATTTGTAGCAGCAGAAGATGCAGTTATGAGCGAAACTGATACAACTTATGACAGAATGAGTACAAGTATTAAGTATTTATATTCTGTAGGCAGAGTAACCGGACAAGCACAAGCAGCAATTCCAAGTTATATTTTAGAAGGACTAACACCAGCAGGAGGAAGTACCGGAGCATTTAGTCCAAGTACAGCACCAAATGCTAAACAATTAGAAGTATTGGTAAAAACCAGAGAAATTAGAGAATTAGAAGAAAATTTAATAATTAATGGAGATACTGATAGCGATGCAAATGAATTCAATGGATTTATTGATATTTTAGCAGCAACTAATACAGTTGATAAAAATACATCAGCATTAGCATTGGCAGATATTGATACAGCAATTCAATATGCTTTTGATGATGGTGGAAGGCCAAATTTAGCAGTATGTTCAAGTGGAGTATATTCTGATTTACTTGCTTTATTAACAGCAAAAATCGGATATTTAAGTCCAGTACAAGAAGTATTTTGGGGATTTAGTACTATTGTTTTAAACACAATGGTAGGACAAGTACCTGTTATACCAAGTATGTATATGAGCAATACAAGTGGAAGTAAAGCAATTTATTTCTTGGATATGAGTGTTGTAGAAATGAGAGTTTTACAAGACCTAACTTATGAAGAACTTGCTAAAACAAACGATAGTCAAAAATTCATGTTAAAAGTATATGAAGCATTGATTATAAAAGCACCAACTTTCTGTAGTTCAATTACAGAAATAAGTGCATAAGGAGGTAATTAAATGGCAGCAATAGCAATAGCAGATTGTACAGTTTCAAATTGGGATATTGGTGGTTTGAAATTACTAAAGATAGTTACTCCAGCAACAGCAGATGACGGGGATACTATTGATGTTTCAACTTTATTCAACAATGGGTGTTTTAACATTCATTCAGGAGCAACAGATGGAGCAACAGTAGACACAACCGTCTATGGAACCACAATAACATTAATGGGTTCAACTGATAACGAAGCAAGGACAATTATCTGTTTTGGAGAGTAAAGCTCTCCTTTTTTTTATTTTTTTAATATAAATATGGAGGAAAAAGAAAATGACAAATGTAAGTACAACAGTATATCCATTGTACCCTTGTGGTTCAGTACCAAATGAGGGAACATATAAAATAGGAATATTACCCTCAACAGCAAGGGCAGCACAAAACGATACAATTACTATAACAAATGCAAGTGAAGTGGTAGTAGCATTATTGAGAGATACAGATGATACTCTTGAAACTATGACATATTCAACAAATGTTATAACAATGACAAGAAATGACACCACAGCAGTTACCGGAATAGTAGTTTATAGATAAGGAGGAAGTTAAGATGGTATTAAAAGTAGATAATCTAAAGATAGAAACAAAAAAAGAAAAGAAAACAATAGAACGATTTAAAGACGGAGAGGGAAAGTGGGCTTGGCGAAAAATAGTAGAAAAACCAAAACCAGTAGTAGTTAAAAAGAAAATAATTAAAAGAAAATTTAAAAAATGAGAATAGTAGAATTAAGTGGTACAACAGATGCTTCAGGAGATTTAACTATGCGAGAAACCAAAAATGTAGTAGGTTATGTCGAAAAAGTAGTTTATGTTTATGATGATGGGGCTAACCATGCCACATTGGCTTTAACTTCAGAATATGCGATTAGTGAAGAAATACTTACAGATAGTAATTTAGAACAAACTGATATAGTGTGGTATCCAAGAGTAAATGCAGTAGACGGAGCAGATGCGGCGGCTTTTACTAATGAAAATGCGGCAAAGTATTTCGTAACCGGAGATTTTAAAGTAGTAATCGCAGACGGTGGGAATAGTAAAAATTTCAAATTTTTAATATACTTATCTGATGAATAATGACAACCTTAACATATTATTGTACCCCAGACGATGTTCGTCGACAAATGGGCATCACAGATAGCGATGTTTCAGATGCCGATGTAACTGAATTTATAATAATGGCAGAGAGCGAAGTAGATGCTCTTACACATACCACTTTTTTAAAAGTACAAGACGACGGAACAGCAACAAGCGGGAATACAACCACTTTAACTGATAGTGGAGCAACTTGGGTAGCAGACGAATGGAATTCTGATAGTAATTTAATTGGGGGTTATATGGTTTGGATTTATTCAGGCACTAATTCAGGAGAAAGTAGAGTTATTACAGATAACACAGAAACAGCATTAACAGTAAGTCCCGCATTTAGTTCGGCAATAGATAATACTTCAAAATATAGAATTTTAAAAAATACATATACTAATGAAACATTTACCGGCGATGGAACTCAAATTTATTTTACAAAAGAGTATCCTTTATTGGTAAATCCTTATTCTTTAACAATAGATAGTACAAGTGTTACTATTGATAATATTTATACAACCACACAACTCGGGAAACTCCAATTAAGTAGTTCAGCAGAAGTAGCCAAATTCAAAGACACTTACCCCTTACTATGTAATCTGAAATATTTTTTTGGAGTATATCCCTTACCTATTTTAGTAAGAGATTTATGTTCTGTAATAGCAGGAATGATGACAGCTATGAATATGATAGGAGGAACTTATACATTTGCTACAAATTATAGTATTCCCGATTTAAGTGTAAGCAAAGGAGTACCTTATCCTCATTTCGATAGGGCTTTAAGTGCTATGAAAAATAAAAGGGATTGGTTAATTGTACAAATCAATAATAAAATAACTCGTCCTATGTTTGGTTAAAATGACAGAAAGATTAAGCGGGGAAAAATTAAATAAAGCACTTATTAGAAATGTTAAAGAGTGGAGGATTAAAAAAGGTTATTTAGAAGATGAGTAATGCGAGTAATATAGGAATAGTACCAGCAGATTTTACAGATAATGCTCTTGTAGATTTCGGGGTAACTGTTTCTTGGGAAGATTGTTCTAAAATCACAGATAACATAACAGGCGATGAAACATTAGGATATGCTGAGGGAACAAATATAACAGTTGTTTTTGTAAAAAGAAGTCAAAGATATACACAGGGCAAAGAAGGGATTGTAGATTTGGGAGATGCTTATTGTATGAGTGAGGTAAGTGATGGATTTTCTAAAAACGATAGAATAACTTATGAGGGAGAGAAATTTTTAATAGGAGATGTAACAACTCGTAGAGCAGATGGCGAGGCAATGTTTAATTTCGCAAATTGTTTTAAAGTGGAGGATTAAATGACCCTTACTATTTCTGAAGCAATAGAGGAAACAAAGAGAATTATAGCAGCAGATTTAGAAGTAGCATTACAAAGGGAGTCTGTCAAGGCAATTCAGGGTCATAAATTAGCAAGACCAAATAAATATCCCTCACAAACCACCGGAAATTTAACAAAGAGTATAAATACAAGAGTAAATGGGGGAGAAATAGAAGTTAGTTTCCCTTTTTATGCTAAATATCTCGAATGGGGGACTGGAATTTACTCCGAGCATCCCCAAGCAACAGAACAAGTAATAAGACCAAAACACGGAAAGGCATTAGCATGGGGAAAAACAATAGGCAGAACAAAAGATGGAAGACCTAAAAAAGAATTTGTGTTTAAATACATAAAAGGAATGACCCCAGCACCATTTATTAGACCGGTAATGCACCAAAAGTTTATTTCAATAGTAACAAATGCTTTAAATGAAGCATTTAGAGATGTTTATTTATGAATAATTTAACCAATAAAATCATAGAAGTAGAATTAGAAAATATTGAATCAAATAAATTGATAACTATTCTTTATGAAATTTTAAATGATATAGATATTCATTTAGAAAAAGAAAACTATCCCTCTGCAAAACTTTATATAAATTATTATCACGAATTAATGAATTCGGTTTATTATAATTTACAAAAAACTCACAAAAAGGAATGTGACGAAATATCAAAACATTACTTAATTTCTTGGGGAAAATACCTAAAATTAACTAATTCTTAATAATAATAATCGCAACATATATATATTAGTATTACTTTTAGGTAGATGTGGATAGTAATTGAGATGATATTACTGCTCATTATAAAAGTAGGAGGCGAAAAATGGTACATTATTTTTGGGATTTTACCAAAGGTGATTTACAGAAACTTGACCCAATGGTTAGAGAAGAATTAGCGGTGGAATTAAGAGACAAATTGAAGATACCAGTGAGTTCTCATATTGCGGGATTTAATAATCCTTATATTGAGATAGAAAGTAATGACCCTGTCCGATGGAGTCCACTTTGGAAAGACGGAATGATACCCAGAGCAGGATTTATTCAAAGGGTAAGTGTTAGACACCTAACACACCAAAGTCAAGAATATGTAGACAAAGTGATTGAGATAGGAAGCAAGTTTTTGGAAAAACATTTAAAAGAGTGATATTTTGGGGGGCAACCCCCTTTTAATTATTTGGAGGCGAATAAAATGGTACATAAGTTAAAACCACATGAAAGAAAAGCAGTTTTAGAATGTTTTGGAGATAGCGAGATATGGACTCAGGAAGATATTACAGAAATAACAAAATTACCACAAGGAATCGTGTCGATAGGACTTAATAAATTGGAAGACGAAGGAATAATTTGTTGGATATACCGAACAGGATGTTGGTTCTGTAAAATGCCAAAGAAATTATATGCATCGATAAAACAATAAATTTTTGGGAGGATTAAGTTCTTCCTTTTTTTCTTTTAGTAAATGATTTATAAAGATTAACAACTTTAAAAAATAATAAGGTTTAAACGAGTTCAATACTAAGTGGTAAATTATTACCTTTAAACCATAAAAAGCCGTTAAAACGAGAATTTAAGCGGTTTAACAGCAAATCACCAAGAGGTTTAAATGACAGTTACAGGTTTGTTAAATTTAAATGAAATAAAACAAGAGTTAGTAGTTTTTTTGAGAAATTCTGATGTAATTAGCAAAGTAGTTAGAAATGTAACAACAATTACCGATGAAGCGGTTGGAACAGGAGATGATGTTACCACAGATTTTGAATTAGACCAATCAACAGTTAAAAATGTAACAAATGTTAAATTAGATGGGGTGGCACAATCTTATGGTACAGATTACACAATGAGTTATGAAAATGCTACAATTAGTTTTGTAACAGCACCAGCAAATGGAGTAGAAATTACTTCAACTTATGATTATGGTTCAAGTGATAAGATATACCCAGACTTTCCGCGAGTTGATTTAAGTATTAATTCTTATCCAAGAATAGCAGTAGCAGTAACAAGTGTAAGTACAACTGAAATTGCTCTCGGAGGACAAGATAATATGTCTGATTTGTTAATAAGTGTATATGTTTATGTTAATGGGATGAAGGCACTCGATAAGTCTGTTAGAAAGATAAGACAAGCATTTTTAGAGGCAAAAAGTAGTTTTTATTATCTTAAATTCGTAACTCCAGTAACTCAATCTCCTTTAATTAACGAACCAGCAAGAGGGGATAAAATTTACACAAGGAGTATTGAAATCAGAGCACCTTTCAATTTGGAGGCAATAAGTTAAAATGGTAAAAAAAGAAAAAAAAGAAGTAGTTATAGAAAAACATAAAAAGAAAAAACTTTCTTATACTACAAGACAAAGATTATTAAAGGAGGAACAAAAAAATGGCAATTAGTGGAACAGTGTATAAAGATTATGCAGAAGGAATTAGAATAGATGAGGAAACATCTTATGCTACTGGGGCAGTAGAAACAGATGCCTTGAGTTTAGGACAAGTAACAAGTTTTAGTAGTACTTGGACAGATAACACAGGTAGATTATTAGGTATAGGAGAAGGAAGAAATGAAACAATTTATACTTATGGGACATTAGATATAAATGGGAGCATTGAATGGAATGTTTTGGCACAAATGAATAACACTATAGGGAGTATTTCATTTATGAAGTTCTTTTTTGGGAGTGTTTCAGGTGCGGGTTCAACAGCAGACCCTTATTATTTAAATGAGGAAGATAGTATTGATTATTCAAATATGTATAGTTTTGCTATTTATGCTCAAAACGAAGGTGGAACTACTGATGATGTAGATTTATTTGAAGGATGTGTAGCAAATAGTTTAACATTAAGTGCGGCACAAGGAGATATACTTAAGGCAAGTATGGATTGGACAGCGAATAAAGTAACCTGTAATACAAGTATTACAACTGATTATTCCGCACCAACAGATAATGTTTGGATTTTTCAACAAGGAACTCTTAAATGGGGAGCAACACCAAGTGATTTAGAGGGAGTAGTAAGTTTTAGTTTAACAGTAAATAATAGTCCATTCGTATTTTATTCTTTTGGAAGTAGATTTATAGAAAAACCAGAATATGGAAAGCGACTTTATGATTTTACTATAACTACAAAAATGACAAGTAATATAGCAACAACTTTAAGAGATGATTTATTTGGACAAGCGAATAGTTTTGGCGAGGGTAAAGACCCCTGTGTTAGGACAGCAGATAATGAAATAGCATTAGAATTTGCAGAAGGGTCAAGTTCAGGAGATAAAGTAATGCACATTTTACTTGACCAGTGTGCTATAAGTAGTATGAGTAAACCAATTCCAGTAGGACAAGGATTAGTAGAAGTAACATTTACAGGATTTGCTAAAGAGGGTAAAAGTAACAAACCTATTAAATATTACACAACAACATAAGATTAAATTCATAAACTCTAAGTGGAGGTTAGAATATGGAAGTAGAAATAGATTATAAAGGGAAAAAAGAAAAAGTTATTTTGAAATCCTTAAGTTGGGGGGAAAATAACGAATGTGTAAGAAAAGGAGTAAAGATAAAATCTGATGGGAGTAGAGAATTTGATTTTGTAGCCCAGCAAGAATATAAACTCTTGAAAAGTATAAAATCAGCACCATTTGATTTAACTATTGAAAGTTTAAAAAAGTTACCCGCAAGTGTTGGGGATTTTTTATTTAATAAAATGAATGAACTCAATAAGTTAGATAATGATGTAACAAAAAACTTAGGTACTCCATCGGTAGCAAAAGAAGTTTCGGTGGAGAAATAGAAAGCGATTATTTGATTAAAAATTTTTTCGCCACAAAGTATGGTTACACACCAGAGCAAGTAGAAAAGTTAGACCTAAAAACAATAGAAGCATTTTTGACTTTAGAAAATGAAAGAAATAGACAATCAGAAAGAGAACAACAAAAAAGGGAACATTTGTCTAAACAAAAAAACAGAGGTTGGAAATAAATGCCAGAAGATATAATTAAAGGAAGAATAATATTTGAAGGGGGGGGAATGACAGGGGGAGTAGCAGGTGCTATAAATAAGGGTACTTCTGCCTCAATGTCAGGCACAATAACAAGTAAAAGAGGATTAATGGATGCTATTACCTTGCCTATTACAGATGTTTTGGGGGGCATTTTAAAAGGAGTAAAAAAACTCGGGCAATGGAGTCCTATGCTTAATGCAGAGTTTGTTCGTATGAGAAAAGGATTACAATTAATTCTTATGCCCATAGGAGATACTATTGCTAATTGGTTAAGGCCTATGGCACAAAGTTTTATAGAACATGCTTCTGTTTATTATGAAGAATATAAAAATGGAGGATTAGTAAGTGCCTTATCGAGTGCTTTATCTGATGTTTGGAATGCCATATTTCCAACAAATCCAGATGGAACAATTAGTTTTGAAGGAATTATAGAAAATATTAATGATTTGACAGAAATTTCAGCAATTTTAATGTTAAGTGGAGTAGCAATAGCAGGTGGAATGGCATTAGGAAGTTTAATAATGGCTGGAATAAGTGGAATGACATTGACTACAGCAGGAGCATTAGCAGTTACAGCAATTTTATTATTCGCAGCAGCAGAATTAACAGATGGAGGTATGGAACAATTAATTGCTTCGATGGCTGCGGCAGGAGTAGGATATGGGATTTATTCAGGAAATCCTTATGTGGCAGTAGCATCTGCACTTATTTTTACATATGCGGTTTGGGGAGATGAAATGAGTTCTCATTTACATAATCTGTTTCAAGGAGTAAAAGATAAATGGGAAAGTTGGAAAAATGAAAATTTACCCACAGAAGCAGGTATATCACCAACAGGTGCGACAGGGGGAGTTAGAGATTGGATGTTTGGAAGGGAAGCAGGAGTACATACTGAAGTAATCACCAATGAAGATGGGGAAAATGTATTGACTTTTATAGAAAATATTGAGGCAATAGAACCCGCTTGGGGGGGAGTATTTGTAAAATTAAGAGATGGTTTAAATTGGATAGTAGATGCTTTCCAAACCGGTCATAGTCCGGCAATGTGGGATTTATTTCCTATGTTAGGGGTAAAGATAATTGAATCTTGGGAAACTGCGATTAAACCTACTTTTGATAGTATGAATGATGGAATTAATAATACCACACAGCAAGTTATAGCATTACACCAACAAGTAGTTTCATTGCCGAATATAACAAGAACAATAACTTATAGAATTAGATATGTAAGAGATGATTAAAATGGAAAAAGAAATAAAATTTGAAGATTTATTGAATGATTTAAAAAAACTTAAAGACATAAAAGTAAGTTTAGGAAGTTCAACAAAAAGAAAGCTACAAAGAAAAAGAAGTAATGTTTTTGGGGGAAGTAGTTTTAGAGGGGGAGGAACAAGATGAGTAGTACATTAGAAGAAGTTTCATTAGGTAAAGTAACAAATATTATATTAAGTAAATCTGAAGTATTTGCTATAAATCCAAGAATTTTACAAGATAGTGAATCGACTATTGTTACAAGTACATCGGGGGCATTACAAAATATTAAAATACACGGGGTATTTACTGCGAGTAATATTTCTGGACTTAAAACTGCTTACGAGGCCATAGAAGCATTGATAGACGGAAATCAAGGGGCAACTTTGACTTTGGTTGTGGATATAGAGGGAATTACTATGTGGACTGGAGAAGTTATTATTGAGGATTTTACTTGGAAATATGATATTTCTACAAGGGCAATCATAGATTATTCATTAAGTTTAGTCGAGGGAACTTTTGGAGAATAGTATGGTAATTCAAAGTGAAATAAAAATTGCCGGAACAGATGTAAGTAATTATATTATAAAATGGGAAGTTAAAGAGGATTTTGGAAATAATATAAGTGAGGCAGTTATTGAATTTACTTCAAATATAAGTCCTACTCCTGAAAATGGGGATAGTTTAACTATAAAAAGAGGAGATGATGACCCCGATGCTAATTGGGTATTTGATGGATATGTAGATGAGATAATTAAAACGGGAGCAGTTTTTATAATCAAAGGTAAAGATAAATTAGTAGATTTAATTAGAAATGAAGTAACTTATTCCTACGATAAAAATGTAGATAGTTCAGCGGGAAAAATAAGTGAAATATTTAAGGATTTAGTAAATACTTATGGTGGAGAAACATTGGTCGCTGATGATACTTCTGTTCAAGATAGCGGGACTATAAATATTATTTCAAAATTTATCTGTAATCACGAGGATGTCTATAAGAAATGTCAAGAATTAGCAGACCTTATTGATTGGCAATTTTATTATAAAGCAAGTGATGGCAAAGTTTATTTTGAACCGAAAGGATTTTTAGGAAATTATGGTACAATAACTGTGGGGACAGATGTTGCAGAAGGCCTTGAATGGGTTTATGATGCTTCGGAATTAGTTAACGATGTTATTATTTTTGGGGCAACAACAGATGTAGCAACAACAGAAAGCGGACAATTAGATGTAACCAATGGTTGGACTTCAGGAGATAATGGAAACGGGTCATTAAATTATGAACCAGTTTCTGTAAAGGTTTATGCTGATGCCTCTGACCCCCCAACTACATTAAGAACAGGGGGAGTTGTAGGTGCTACTACTACTTATGATTATACTATAGATAAAATTAATAAAAAACTCAAATGGGAAACAGATGGGGGATATGCTTGGACTACTAATCATTATGTACAGGCAGAATATACTTATGCAATTCCAGTACCCTTGGCAGGAACAAGTCCTTCAAGCATTGACTCTTATGGAACTCATAAAAAAACATTCTTTTTTGAGGGAATTAGTGATGTAGATGATGCTGAAGTAAAATTAAATGAGGTATTAGAAAGATATTCTGTGCCTTTTATAAGTACAGAGGCAATTCCTCTCGTTAAAATAGATTTAAAAGCAGGACAAACAGTACAAGTAGTAGATAGTACAGTGGGGGAAGATAGAGTTTTATTAGTAAATAGTATTATAAAAACATACCCTCATTTAGGTGATACCATAAGTTTAGGAGATAGAATATGGAAAACTGCTGATTGGCAGACCGAAGTTATGGATAGAATTATGGAACTTGAAGAAAGTATGGCAAGAGTTTCAGATTTTTTAATTCATATAGTCAATGTAGCCCATTCTATAGAGTTAGCAAAATGTTCGGTTACTGTATTTTCAAAAAGTATAGCAGGAATTACAGGAATATACGGACACCAAACACAAGGAATTTATGGCCTCTCTTATTATGGAAGAAGTGGAATGATTTGGGGACACCCTGTTTTTGGAATTTGGGGAGAGGTAAATTGGGGAGATGTAGATACCTCATTTGTATTAGGACATGCTACTGGGGGGGTTTTAGGTAGTGATAAATTGGGGGCTGGAAATCAAACGAGTTGGGTACAAAGATATACAAAAACTTATAGTGATTGTGAGGATTAAGTAAATAGTTTATAAAGATTAAAATGGTAATTAAAAATAACCAAGAGGTATTAAGCTAAGATGGCTACAGGAGGAACTATAACTAAAAATGCTAAGAATGTTATGCTCAATAGAACCTATAAATCCTCGCCGGATTATACAATACCTTCAAAATTTAGAGTAGGAATAGGAACTACAACACCCTCTACTTCTGATACTTCTTTGGCAGAATCTATACCTATAGAAGATGGAACAGTAAATGACGATGGGGATAATACTCTCACAGGAAGTAATGGAGGGGAAGATAGTACTGATAATACAACTACTTATAAAGAAGGTGCCGGAGTTACAGATGCTACTTCACAAAATCTTAAAACAAATACGAGTAGTGTTACAAAAAGATGGTACATAAGTGATTTAGATACAAATGGAACAGATGCCTCTAAAACTCAACCTTTCGCATTATGGTTATATATAGCAGATGCCACTGCTTTGGCTTATTTAAAAGACTCTGGAACTTGCTTAGAAATTAGGATAGGAAGTGATTTAGCAACTAATTATTTTAGTTTAACAAAAGAAAAGAGTGATTTAAGTACCGGTTGGAATTGGATAAATTCGGGAACTACAAATGTGGAGGATTTAACAGAAACAGGAACAGTTGGGGCAGACCTTGATACTTTCGAAATAGTTATTACAACAAACAATGCCACAGATACATGGAGCGAGGGAGATGTTTGTTATGATTTATTAAGACAATGGGAAACAAGTGATTTAGGAAATGTTTTTGTAACAGGTTATCCTACTTTTGATGAAACAAATAAAAAAGTAACAGTAAGATATTATTTAGATAGTTTAAAAGCAAATGGATTTAGTATTAGTGAAACGGGAAGTTTCAATACAGATGCTACTGCTAAATTAATAGATAGAGATGTTTTTACAGCACTTAGTAAAACAAGTACAGACGAAATCGCAATCGTAGTAGTAAATACAATGGTATAAAAATGGGAACAATAAAAGACGGAAATGTAATAGAAGCAGACGATTTACTTAATAATTTATTAGGCAAACAATTTAAGAATTATATACAAGCTATTTGGAATGCTGATTATATAGGTTG